CTCGAAGAGTGTTCGCCCCCTTCGATCACTGCTGAATCAGCGCCCGGCGAGCTCGACAGCGAGCGCCGCACCTCCCTCAAGCCCGCCGACCGCCGTGGTCGCCGCGACACAGATCTATCCACCCAGGAAGCCAAGGAGCTGCTGGAGAGCGCCGAGAAGCTGAGCGGCACGCTGCAGCGGATTGCCAAGGGCTGACACGCAACAACCACAACCACAGTAGGAACCGCCATGACTCAAACGAAGCTGATTGAAGACCGCCGCCGCCGCGCACCAGGCACTCACCTGGTGAGGGAGATAAAGGTGCGCGTGTGCCCGGATGACCATGAAGAGCTGATCAAGGCCTCACGCCTGGCGCACGCGGAGAACCTGACGGGCTACGCACGTGACTGCATGTTCATCGGCCACCGCCTGCAGCAGGGTGGCCAGCAGGAGCAGATCCTGGCCGGCCTCCTTCTGCAGCAACAGGCCCACCTGCTGACGGCTTTGTTCCGCGGCGAGCAAATCAGCCAGGAAGAGCTGAGCGGGCTGCTGTTCGATCTTGCCAAGCAATCACTTCGCCCGAGTGTGGGCGATACAAAATCAGCCTGAAAGGCCCTGATAAGGGCAAGGGGAGGGGATGCCAATGTTTAGCAATGAGACGTGTGCGGCTGCTGTAGGCCGGCTGAATGCAACTGAGCAGATCGCGCTACGGCAAGAAGCTACACAGCGGGCCTGCTCGATCAATGAGGCCCTGCTGCAGGTTGCGCTGGAGAACCTGCAGCAGCAGCTTTATTCGTTTCGGCAGGGCAGGGCTCGCCTGGTGCTGGTCAAGGGTTAACTGATCGCCCCTCACGGGGCGTATTTAAAGGCCCTACTGGGGCCTGAGTAGAGGTTTCAATTATGGCTGGTGACTGGATCAAATTCGAACTGATCACCCTCGACAAGCCCGAGGTCTGCCAGATAGCGGACGCTGCAGACATTGACTGCGATGCGGTTGTGGGCAAGTTGCTGCGTGTGTGGGGCTGGTTTGATCAGCAGACGTCCGACGGTAACGCTCCGAGCGTTAGCAAGCGGTTACTTGATCGCATGGTTGGCGTTACCGGCTTCTGTGAGCACATGAAATTGGTTGGTTGGCTGGCCGAAGAGGATGGCGTGATCAGTTTGCCAAACTTTGACCGCCATAACGGCAAAACCGCTAAGAGCCGCATTCTCACAGCGAAGCGAGTGGCTGCACACAAGGCTGCTAGCGGTAAGGGTAACGGGAAAGGTAACGCTCCGAGCGTTAGCGATGCGTTACCTAGAGAAGATGTAGAGAAGAGTAAAGAGCAACACAACACACACAGCGCGCAGGGGCCTGATTCGGCGAACGCTGGAGCACCTGAAGCGATGACCCTGGAGTGGAGGCCTGACGAAAATCTTCTCACGGCCTACGCAGCTAGGGCTGGAATCCCTGTCGACCTGATTACTCACGACGCCATCGGGGTATTTGTCTGCCACTACGCGGCATCTGGCCGGCTGGAGACGCACGTCGCTTGGGTCAGCCTGCTGGTCAAGTGGATCAAGCGGGACTCGGCGCAAGCCAAGGCCAGCAACGTCAGCCGGTTTCCGGCGCGACAGTCCAATGGCCCTGATTTCCATACCGGCGATACCAGCTGGGCTGATGACCTGGGGGAGCTGTGATGCGTACCGTGAAAGATCTGATCCCGTCCGCCACCAGCGGAAAGCACGCCGCTGTCGCTGAGCCAGCACAGCAGCCGCGCTCAATCGACCAGGGCACTGCTGCCGTGGTCAACCGGCTGTTCGTCGAGCTGCAGGCAATTTTCCCAGCCTGGAAGCAGGCATGGCCAACGGACGATGCGCTGCAAGCTGCCAAGAAATCATGGATCAAGGGTTTCATGGCCGCAGGCATCAACACGCTGGAGCAGATCCGCTACGGCATCCAGCAGTGCCGGGCATCCGGCGGAGACTTTGCACCGAGCGTTGGCCGTTTTGTGCAGTGGTGCCAGCCGACACCGGAAATGCTTGGTCTGCCGTCGTTTGGAGCGGCCTACCGTGAAGCCTGCCGCATTGCTCATCCTGCCGCTGATCGCAGCAGCGTACACCCAGCGGTCTATCACGCAGCCTGCGAAACCGGATTCTACGAGCTGGGCAGCCTGCCGGAAGAGCGCAGCAGGAAGCTGTTCAACCGCGCCTACGGCATCACGCTGCGCATGGTCATGGATGGCGAGCCGCTGCGTGAAATCCCGAAGGCGCTGCCGGAATCGGTGAGCGTGCGTACCGAGGAAGTCGGGCGCGCTGCGCTGGCCGGGCTGCGCAGATCGATGCGAGGGGCTGCACATGGCTGATCTCGCATTGATCCGCACCGCCCAAGGCCTCGTGCCGGCTACCGAGGCTGACCGGGAGACAGTCCAGAAGTGGAAGGCCGGCCAAGTCGTCCATGGCAAATTCACCCGCATGCGCAACGCCCGGTTTCATGGAAAGTTCTTCGCCATGCTCGATCTGGCATGGGAGTACTGGGAGCCGAAGGGCGGCCTGGTGCCGAGGCAGGAGCTGCGTGGAATCCAAGGGCTGGCCAAGTACTTCGAGGATCTGAACGGCAAGCCCGGGCAGTTGGGCGCAGCCGTGCAGGCATACCTCGACAAGCTGGAGGCTGATCGTGCGGAGCGATTCCCTGCCGTGGACAAGAGCCGTGAGGCCTTCCGCGAGTGGGTGACCGTCGAGGCGGGCCATTTCCATCTTGTGCAGACCCCGGACGGAATCCGCAAGGAAGCCAAGTCGATCAGCTGGTCGGCAATGGATGACACGGCGTTTGAGCCGCTTTACCGGGATGTATTCAACGCCTGCTGGCGCCTGGTGCTGTCGGCGCATTTTGAGACAGAAGCTGATGCCATGTCGGCGGCGGAAGTGATGGGGGGCTTTGCATGAAGATCGCCAGCAAGAAGGTCCGCGACAGCGCCCGCGGCAAGGACTGCACCGTCCGGATGCCGGGCATCTGCAGCTTCGACCCAGCTACCACGGTGCTTGCACATATTCCGTGCGGGCAGAAGGGCATGGGCATGAAGGGCTTCGACACGGTGGCGGTTTACGCCTGCGTGAATTGCCACGATGTCATCGACGGCCGCCGCAAGGGGCAGGTGGACTGGCAGGACATCCCGCGGGCTATCGCAGAAACACATGAGGCCCTAGTAGGGGCCGGGCTTTTGGTGGTGAAGGGAGCAGCGGCATGAAGTGGGCGAAGAAGAAGAACAGGGATGGCGACCTGATCAAGGATTGCTGGGTGACTGATGGCGGCTACACCGTGGCTATCTGCCGACTGCCAGAGCAGCGGTTCGTTGTGACGAGGCCGGGCTGCAATGCTCCGCTGGCGCATGTAGGTAGCCGTGAAGAGGTGCTGCGCGTGATCAACATCGACATTGGAGCTACGCAATGATCATCGGAGTAGACCCGGGCTGTAGCGGCGCGCTTGTCGTGATGACTGACGGCGGCAATTACATCGCGCACCTCAACATGCCGACTGTGAAGGTTGGCACCAAAAGCCGCGTGAACGGCGCCGCCGTGGCTGCATTCATCCGCGAGGCGGTGGGCGAGTTCAATGCTCATGCCTATCTCGAACAGGTAGGCGCAATGCCGGGCCAGGGCGTGTCGAGCATGTTCACCTTTGGCCATGCCGCCGGGATTGTTGAGGGGTTGCTGCAGGGGCTGGGCATTCCCTACACGCTGGTTACGCCGCAGGCCTGGAAGAGGCGCGCGGGCCTAGTAGGCACCGACAAGGACGCGGCTCGCAGCAGGGCAATCCAGCTTTACCCGGATTTGCGAGTGCTCGATCTGAAGGGGAAAGGCCAGGCCGTGGCTGACGCCATCCTAATTGCTCGTCATGGAGCCCATTGCGCATGAGTTACGCAGGTGCGAACGCTGCGCAATGCCAGACGGCATGCAGCGTAGAGAAGAAAAACACCGAATCACTGCGTACGCAAAGTGCGCAATTTGTACGCACTGCGCACTAAGGGGAAGGAATATGCGACTGATCTCGGCACGCCAGGCCTGGCACGACAGCCAGTACGAATCCCGCGACTCGGTGATGTTCAAGCAGGACAAGCGGCCGCGGGCAAAGGACGCTTCGAGTTCGCGCTGCGCTCATATGGCGACGATGGGGAGAATCCAGCATGCAATCTCATCACTGACGAAGCCGATGCAGCACTTCGGCCATCACCTGTACTCGCCGCTGGCCACTGTGCGCGATCAGGACGTTGCGCGGACGCTGGTCTGGTTTGGCTGGGAGAAGCCATCTGGGCTGACGAAGGTGAAAGAGTCGAGGGCATATTGCCTGGTGCTGCCTGCGCTTATCTCCTATCAGGGCGTCGTGACAGGTGGGCGTGACGAATGGACTCCGGGGCGAGTATCGGAATTCGTAGCCGACTGGTACGGAGAGAAGATCAGCGTCAGTCAGTGGGCGCGCGACTGGGCGGCGATATGGGAAGGCCTGCAGCGGACGATCAGTGAGCTGGATCAGAAAGCGCTGGAGCCGGTGGAGCAGGCAATGGATGGTGAGAGGGAAGCGGCTTGACGCCATGTCGAGCAATCGCGTACATTTTCCCCATCGTGTGAAGCAGCACCCCAAAGAAAGCCCGGCCATTGTGCCGGGCTTTTTCGTTGGTGAAGTTTGTGTCTGCAGCCAGGGCGGCCTTCGGGAGAGCCTGGACATTCCCAGCCGGGGGTGGGGTGGTCATTAAAAAACACCGGCAGCCCGCGCGAGCCAGCTCCTACCTACGGTGGCTTGGCGCGAAGGCGATCAGCTGAGACTGGTGCATTTGGGTGCTGGCAGCGGATTCCTTTTGGCGGACAGCGCGGAAAGACGCGCACCTTGGTCCCGCCGGGAGGCGTTGCCATGCATCGTCGGGAGACGACGCGAACAACCGCCGGGTTCGCCCGGCACCATTCACAGAGGCCCGCCAAGCGCGGGCTTTGTTGCATCTGGAGGTCGTCATGCATGTCGCTCCAGCGAGGACGTCCAGCATGGGCCAGACATCAGGCGGAGTCGTAGAGGTCGTAGGGGCGTCTATTGCTCAAAAGGTCACGACTGCGGGTGCGGCAGCCGGATTTCTGGGCTGGCTATCGCAGGTGAACTGGGTAGGCCTGACCGGCGCCCTGGTTGCCATCGCCGGTCTGCTGATGAACTGGTACTTCCAGCGCCGGCGTGACAGGCGTGAGGCGGATGAGAGCGCCGCGCGGATACAGGCGTTGCGTGATCAGTGCGGCCTCGAGGGGCGGCGGTAATGGCTCTTCGCATGAAAGCCACAGTCAGTGCCGCAGCAGCGCTTGTTGCGAGCGGCGCGCTGGCGCTATTCAGCCCTCAGTTGCAAGACTTCCTGGGGCGCTGGGAGGGAGAAGGTCAGAACACGGTCTATGCCGACAAGCTGGCCGGTGGCTTGCCTACCGTCTGCAAGGGCATCACGAAGTGGACCAGTCCTGATCCGTTGGTTGTTGGCGACTACTGGTCAGACGAGCGCTGCGAAGAGGTTGAGCGGATGGTGGTCGAAGGCGGTCAGCTCGAATTAGCAGGCTGCCTGACAAACCCGAATATCACACAGCCGATCTTCGACGCGCTGAGCAGTCATGGCCACAACTTCGGAAACCCGCAAACGTGCGCCAGTCGCTCGGTCGGCCTGATCAATGCTGGCCGAATGCGCGAGGGATGCCTGGCGCTGGCATGGGCGGCGGACGGGAAGACGCCAGTGTGGGCATTTGCTGGTGGGCGCTTCATCCAAGGGCTGCACAATCGTCGACTGGACGAAGTGAAGATGTGTTTGGAGGGCCTCAGTGACTGACGATCCACGCCAGGCCAAGACCCTCGACGAGGCCTGCGCCAATGGCAATGGCACCTACAACGGCCATCGCATGCTGTCGTGGCTCTCTGAAGTGCTGCATCCCGGCAAGGGCTTGAGCGAAGCCGAGGTGCGCGAGATAGATGCAGAAGTCCGTGCGAAGAGGGCGCAGCAGTGAACAGGGTCCTGTTGATGCTGCTCGCCGTGCTGGCATCTGCGCTGGTCCTTGCGGTCTGGCGCATTGATCACATGACCGGCGACCAAGCCCGACTGGCCGACGCTCTTGATGTGTCACAGCAGGGCGTCACGAAGCTGCAAGAAGCGATTCGGATGACCGAGCAGGCCATGATCGACCGCGACCGTCTCGATGAATCAGCAACAAAAGAATTGAAGGATGCCCGCGATGAGAACAAGCGCCTTGCTGCTGATGTCGCTGCTGGCAGTCGCCGGCTGCACGTCAGCGCCTCCTGTCCCGCAGTGCCCGCCGATCCCGGCAGCGCCCGCGTGGATGATGCAAGAGCCGAGCTCAATGAAGACGCTCGACGACTTTATTTCAATCACCGAGAGCAAGTGATTCTCGACGAGAACAAGCTGCGCGGCCTGCAGGCGTATGTGCGCCAAGTTTGCAGGCCCGCAGCAACCGAATAGCGGCACGCCGGGAGGCGCCCGCGCTTTATCTGGAGAGTGCCATGACCGCCAAGAAAGGAGCCCGCTATGACTGGGCTGCGGTCGAGCGCGACTATAGAACCGGCCAGTACAGCAACCGCGAGCTGAGCCGCCTGCATGGCCCATCCGAAGGCGCCATCCGCAAGCGCGCAACCGATGGCAGTTGGCAGCGCGACCTGTCTGAGCAAATCCGCCAGCGCGTGCGGGAGAAAACCACGCTCGCCGTGACCAAGGAGGTCTCCCGCGCCGATTCAGATGAGCTGATAATCGAGCAGGCCGCAGAGGCTGGCGCAGAGGTCATTCGTGGCCATCAGCGCTTGCTGAGAAAGGCCAAGGGGCTAGCCGAGACGCTGATGCAGCGCCTGGAAGAGCAGCTGGAGAAAGGCACCATGACCGTCCAGCTCAAGAGCGGCGAGGCGGCAGAGATCGACGTGCCGCTGGATTACGCAGGCAAGACCCTGGGTAACGCCACTATGGCGCTGGAGCGGGTGGTGAAGATGGAGCGCCAGAGCTATGGCCTGGACGCCGAGGACAAGGACAGCATCGGCAAGACGCTGAAGGAGCTGCTGGCCGAGGTGGCGCCAGGTGTCGAAGAGTAGGGCGCCGGCCGCCATTGTCTTCGAGGGTGAGAAGTGGCTGAGACTTCATCGTGACGGCAAGCTGACCGATCCCGCCGACCTGCTGCGCGCACTGGATAACAAGTGGTACCGGCTCAACACGCTCTACAAGATCAAGGACAAGGACGGCAAGGTCCGCACCTTTCGGCCAAACAAGCAGCAGCGTGAGCGGTATATCCGAGGTCACTGCCGAAACGTGATCCTCAAGGCTCGACAGCTGGGCTTCACCACCTTCGAGATGATCGATGCGCTGGATGATTGCCTGTTTACCGAGAACTTCGCGGCTGGCTGCATCGCGCATGCGCTGGAAGACGCCAAGGATATCTTCCGGAACAAGATCAAGTTTGCCTATGACCAGCTGCAGCAAGGGCCGTGGTTTGCGATCTTCAAGGCCATAGGCCTGAAGCTGGCAGCGCCGACGAGTGATCGCGGCGAGGGCTATGTGTTCGACAACGGTTCAAGCATTCGCGTCTCCACCAGCTACCGTGGCGGAACACTGCAGCGCCTGCACGTTTCGGAGTTCGGAAAAATCTGCCGTAAGTACCCGGACAAGGCGCAGGAAATCGTTACCGGTGCGTTCGAGGCGGTTGGCCTGGGTAATCAGGTGACGCTGGAGAGCACTGCAGAGGGCCGTGAAGGCTACTTTCACGACTACTGCGCCATTGCCCGGAAGCTGTCCGAGGCGGGCAAGCTGCCGACGTTGATGGACTTCCAGTTTCACTTCTTCCCCTGGTGGGATGAGCCAGGGTATCGCCTCGACCCGGTCGGGGTTGCGGTGCCGAGCTGGCTGTACGACTACTTCGCTGAACTGGACGCGAAGTACAAGATCAAGACCGACGCCGCGCAGCAGGCCTGGTACGCCAAGAAGGCGGAAATCCTGAAGGACGACATGAAGCGCGAGTACCCGTCCACGCCGGACGAGGCATTTGCGCAGAGCATCGAAGGCGCCTACTACATGCAGCAGATGCGCTGGCTGCGCAAGAACGGTCGCATCACGACGAAGGCTGCCTACAACCCGTCGCTGCCGGTTATTACGGCGTGGGACTTGGGTATGTCGGATGCGATGTCTATCGTGTTCTGCCAGGTGCTTGGGCGCGAAGTGCGGATCATTGACTACCTGGAGCACAGCGGCGAAGGGCTGGAATTCTACGCGGGC